GAAACAATAGACATAGTAATATATTCAGATCCTATTATAGCAGTAAGAGTACAAGATCCTAGACACACAGGAAGATTACTCTCAATGAGAGATACAGTACAAAAGAAAACATTAGAATGGAATGACATTAAAGTCGTAGATTTAAACCATTATGATTGTCCACATATAATGAAAGAAGAGGTGACTGAAGACTCTATGCGTGAGATAATAGAGGCGTTTAGTCATGCAGGTATAAGATAATTGTTGTTATTAGGTAAATATAATAGATTCCATTATAATAATAATAGTATGATTTCAGTGGACTTTAAGATATTTGGGGATGATAGAGGTATATACTATCATGATAGTAAGAGAGCCATAATATATTTGAATAAACATGAGTCATTAGATGATATTTACAAGACTATAACACATGAAGTATTACATCACTGTATAAATGAATTTGATATGAATATGGATGAGGATCAGGAGGAAGCACTAATATTTCAAATGGCTTGGTCTGAATTCTCTATCATTTGATTATTAACCACATATACTTTAGCTTTATTATCACTTTCTAATATTATATCTTCTTTAACATAATATTGACTTTCATATCTATCTAATAATTCAAATTCTTGTTCACTGACTTTAAATACCTCACCATACACTACACCATCATCTGACTTAAAAACTACGGGATATGAAGTGAGTACTGGATGAATACCTAGAGAATAACCATATAATACATCAGGTTTAGACTCTACATTTCTTCCTAATATATTATTTCTAACTGATTTATCTTTAAGTGTACCATATACAAATAAATTTATCATATGATAGGTACATATTTACATAATATAAATGTTGTTAGTTATCTGGAAAAAACCCAAATATGGCAAAAAAATTTGTGTACAGATTTTACGACTAGTAAAAACTATACCAAGAACACTTAGGTTTCTGGGTAGAAAGTTTGGATACATTTATCACACTCTTGCCAAGGATTATTGTATTTCTTTCTACACCGTGGACAGATCATTTTAATCTATGCTGGTATGGTTCTTCCCACATAATCTTCGAGGTGTTAAGTTCATCCCTCATAAGTTTGAGGAGTTCATGAACATATTTGTCACTTAGATGTCTACATCTATGTTTACGCACATGTTCAATGATATCATGTATATTTTCCCCTGTCTTATCATTAATCATTACATTGATACCAACATGGTAGATGAATCTCTCACGTTCATTGAGGTCTTCTATCATTTATTCATCACCTGAATTATTTCTTTTCTGAATGTCTTCATCATAAACTCTTCAACATGTGTCATACTCTTACATGATATATATTTGTTACCAAACATTTGTTTCATGTAATCCAAGTAGTATCCAATACCTAACACAAGTATGTTGGGGGTTTGTTTCAATGCAAGTTTGAAGGATTTTATTGTCTCCTTACCTGTTACATCTCCTCTAATCTTTGTACCATTCTTGTAGTAGTTAGGGTATCCATCAGTGATAACTATGAGTAGTTTTCTTTCACCTTGCATCTTGGCTAATTCCTCTGAACCTATCTTGATTCCAAAGTGAGTTGGTGTGAATCCACCTACCTGTTTGTTGAGATATTGTATGTTATCTTTGGTGTATCTTCTTATTGACATGTCACCATCTCTGTTGGAAGCCCATGCAATACAGTTCAAGTCTATTGAATCAGTGTCATCTACTGATTTCCATAGGGTTGCCATGATTCTTTCTACTACGTCATTATGTCTATACATACTACCTGAAGCATCAATGCTTACACATATAGATAGACCATGTTTCCTTACACTGTCTGTCATACATTCACCGTAACCATTAGCCTTCATGTTAATGTATTCGCCTACATCTAACTCATCACCATCAGATGACAATACATCTTTACGTTTCTCTTTGAATGATCGAAGTATTCTTTTAATCTGCTTGACAACTTTGTTGTTGACTTGTATGTTGGAAGGTACACCACTGGTATCAACCTTTCTAAAGTCAATGTATGTTTTACCCTTTGGCATTTGTATTGCACCACTCATCTTGTCCTTGATATCACAGAGTATTTTATCTGCCTTATCCTTCTCTTCTTCAAGAGTATCAATGGTCAACTCAGAGTCATCATAGTGATCATCATCATAGTCCATGTCATCCATTGGATGTCTTAACTTGTCATTCCTATGTTGGTTATGATTAACTGTCCTGTTCTCCTTCATCTCTTTCGATGCCTCATCACGTTTACTTAATATCTCCTGCAACACCTTGTCTCTGTCTGGTGTCTCACTTGGAGTCTTGGAGAACTCCTCGGTAAGTTCCTTGTGTCTCTTCTGACTGTCCAACAGTTTGTTTATTGTCTCGTCAAGATATGGTTTTATCTTTTTCAATACTATGAGTGAAGCCTTCAAGTCCTTGCCCTCTACATCATGTATCATTGCTCCGACATGTTTGTACTTGCCTTGCACAAGGTCAGGTCGATAGAATCTCTCAGCCAACAACATGTTGGATGGATGCTCGCCTTCCTTAAGGTCTTGTCCAAGTCTCTTTCTAGTTCTTACAAACTCCTTGACATTGCCAAGGTATAACTTGCCCCACAATGATTCAATGCGTTGGTCTTCTATGATGTTTAACGCTTCATGGTATGTCTTAAAAGCCGTATCAGATTCCTTGTCCCACTTCTTAGCCCATGAGTTAACTGTTTGCATCACTTTCTTCTCGAATGAATTGAACAGTATGTGTGCCAACTCATGATTGATTGCAGTGTTACCATCAATACCTTTCGCTTTAGGAGAGGCTTTGATAACAGTATAACCTTTCTTTGTCTTGTAAGCACAGTTTACACCTGCCTGATAGTTTACATTTATCTCCCTGCCTACCACTTGAGACACTATACCTGCTTTATTCCTATCATAATCCTTCTCAGGCAACAGATCTTTAATGTCTATCTTGACATCATTGAATCTTGGAACTTCGGTCATGCCGTAACTCCAAAGATCTCTTGAATCTGTTTCTTGACAAGTTCACGTTGTGACAAGTCACTGAACTTTGATAGTACAGTATTCTTTAGACTTCTAACCAATGGCTTACCAAGTGTAGAGTCAGTCCACATCCTATAACAGTCAGTGAATTGTACTATATCTCTAGGAGATAGTGAGTAGTCAACATCTGCATTGATTCTAAGATTGTGAATATTCTGAACCAACTGTAACATTGGATCAACAACTGTCTCAACAGGTATGCCACTCCAGTCAACAATATCTTTCAATGACTCGTTGCTTGGATATTCCCACACTGCTCCAATGAATCTACTACGTGCATCCTCGGTTAATGTATTGACACCAGAGTATGTACTTGGGTTCATGGTTGCAACAACAGATAGTTTGACATCTCTGTCCAATCTATACGTCTTACCGTTGGCTACTATACTACGTCTACCATCAGTGATAGAGTTGGTTGCCTTTTGTATCTCATGCTGCAATGCATTGAACTCATCCATGTATAAGATTGCTCTCTTATACTTGTTTGCTACTTCAATGGCAGTTGGTAGTACACCAAGTTGGAAGTAACTTCCGAACTCATTAATCTGTGGTCTACCAATCAAGTCTCCTATCTTAGTTCCATCGGAACAGTTGAGTGTAACTATCGGTGTTGAATGTTTGTGTGCCAAGTTGTGAACTAACTGAGTCTTACCCAATCCCTTATCTCCTTCAATGAGATAGTTCATACCACTAAGCATACATTGCTCCAACTCATCTGCCTCATCAGATAGTTGTATGTAATCTACTCCCCATTTAACAGGGGTATAGTTATCAAAGTCTATCTCAGCAGTAGGTACACGATATGTTCTACTAGTAGATGGATCATTGTTGGGTGTCTTCAATGACTGAATATAATCATGCTTGATATTATTGTCTATCATTGTGCGTAGCACTCCCTACAATAGTCAGTTGCATATTCAGTCTTACCATCAATGGTAACTGCTACTTCATACTTGCCTGTTTGTATGCCACATGCATCACAGGTGTTTGGGGTTTTAGGTTTGTTGATGTAATCTTCCCATAGAGCACTATGCATTTGGTATTGTCGATGCAATTCTTTATCATCCAAGGATTTGATATCTTTCTCAGATACTCTGTGCATTGGAATCCACATGTACTGCATCTTGATGAGTTGTGAAATCATCTTCTTTTTAATCCTAGCCTTGTTGAGTTTCTCTTTCTCAAGAATCTCGGCTGGGGTTAAGGTCTTGGTAGGATCTATGCGTGACAAAAATTATAGCTCCTCCAAAGCTCTTCTATTGAATCGTTTATACGGTTCATCATAATAATTCTATATATATCTTGCATAATATAAATCATTGTATGTGTCTCCATTGTTCCATAGTTATAGATTTAACACATGATTCAGTTATCCATGAGTCACAATTATCTCTATCCTTTTCATTGTGGTATTTTGTATCACAATCAATACATTTAAAACTCATTCCTCTATGTCTCCTGTGAGTTGGTCATCTTTCCATGCATCATATGCTCTATCACTGTCATCGCTAGGATCATAACCACAGTCTTCACAACCCATTTCTTTAAAGTCGTCTACTGCTATTTGATACTCAACTATCCCAGTACCATAACATGTCTTACATCTATCACAGTCTTCACATAAATCTGTGCCTACCTCACAAGGTTGGTCTTCACAGTTAGGGCATGTCTTTTCAGTCAATCTCTATCATTCCTCATGTCTGCTATATGTTCTGCTCTATCTACCTTACAGTCATCACACATACTTTCATAGTCGTCTTGATAACAGTCTTCCCATTCATAAGGACATGATTCTGTCATGCTTCAAGCTCCTTTTGTATTGCCTTAGCCTGTACTCTTAACAGTTCAAGCTCTATTAATTCTTCTGTATCTTTCAACAGTTGCTTCATTTCTTTATTCATACTACATCACCTCCATAATTTGTACGAATGTGTTAACTATGTTAACTGTAAAATGTACTCATACTCCATACTCTATTCCCCCTGCCGTTCGTGTACAACTCTATGCCACGTTACTAGGAGGAGGGTGGATTACCACCCGAATAATATAATAACCCACCCCTTTGAAGTCATGATATACATGGGTGTCTATACGATTTGGTATAGGTAGCAACCATGTACATGTGTTTAGTTAAACTGATTTATAATTGGGGGTACCCTGTGTCGTGTTCCTGTGCTGTACCCATGCCTTCTCATGAAACTCTGTATGTCTTGTCATACGTATGATTATCTTGTCGTCATCGGGCAGTTGCATACCACATAGGTCACACTCAATTAGCATTTAACCCCAACTCATTATAGTATTGTATCTCCTCTTCCAAATCCATCTTTCTTATTGCCATGTCTTCCTCAATGTCTAGCCTGTGTGATATGTCATAGATACTAGTACCATCACTCATCATGTCGGCTATCTCTTCCTCACTTACACCATACATATCCATTACATTAGTCATCTCTATTAACTCGTCACTATTTAAATACCCTAATGCATCCACATCACCCTTGAAATGGGTGGTGGGTGTGAATGAACCTCCGAATGTTTGGTGTGATTTCATTGGTACAAAGTAGTTGTTACTCACCTTGTTGCCCTTGTAACTGCACCATCCCTCGCCATACTTATGTATGCCTTTGCTTGTAAGTACTGCCACCTTGTTCCATCCTGTTACCTGTTTAGCCATGCCTTTTACTCCCATCTTGTGGGCAAGATAAGCCATGATTCTGCTGTCAGAATAGTTTCCTCTAGGTATTGTTACTGTCTTCTTACTAGTACGTAGGTAGTCAACAAGAGCATCAGTATACTCAGTCCAAGTTCCGTTGTGGAATAATAAATCCTTGGTCGTGTTATAGTTCTCCATGTTCAACTCTACCTTATTACTTATCTCGAATGGGTGGTTAAGATTACGCTTAACTCCTCCTACACTTGCAATCCTAAAGTGAATGATTGCCGTCTTGATTCCCTTTGGTATCAGTTGTTTGTTGATAATCTTACTTATCTCACCTGATTTGATACCCTTCTTGTATGATTTAGTGCCGTCTTTATTCAACCATGCGATTGAACCACCATGACTGTTCATATCTTCTGCACTCTTTAGTGTTTTCTTTGATGGATAGTTGCCATCATCTATACAAATTATTACACACACGATTAGATCACCTCCTTGATTTCCAAACTATGTATCTTTGGTTTGTTGTTAGCCAAGTACGTATGTATGATACGCATTACTTCTTTAAACCCCTTGACTCTTAGGTCAGGTCTTTGAAAGCATGGTAATATCCTTACTTCCATTGTACCATGTAGTCTCCAACAATAATTGATGAAGCAATATCTTTGACCACTCTTACTACGGTCATGTTTCTGTTCTTCTGGTCTAAATTCATCCTTACAGAATGTGTTGCTACCTTCCAATCTCCTCCAGAATGAAGAGCCCTCTCTTATTCCTACCTTCTTGCCCCAAAGCCATAACTCTGTCTTTAGAAAGTCGTGGAACTTCTTATCCATGAGCACACCATACTCCTGCATTGTCATGTTTCCAACATGTACATGCATGCCACATGTGTTATTGGTACGAAGTATTGCATCCTCATTGGAGTTAAGCCACTCCTCCATCTCTGTCTCAGGCATTGGGACACTTACTGCCTCTCCGTCTTGACCTTCTCCACTGTTGCAGTCACATTCACATTGACATTCACATCCACAATCCATGTCACATTGTACGTATGAAAGGCTCTGTCTCCAGCATGAATGACTCCAATTTTCTTCACTAAATGCACTGTAACACTCGTCACAAGCACTGCCTTCTTCCTTCTTTATAACCTCAAGACATTTGAGGCACTTGCCATTCTCTCCTGTGTTTTGTTGGTGTGCTTTATCACATTCACAGTCTTCAAAATGTGCCTCACATATCATACATGAGTAACATGAATCACAGTCACAGTCATTTACATGCCTATCACATTCTTCACATCTTACACATGAATCACATTCACATTCATCACCACATTCACAGTCGTCTCGACAGTCGCCATTGCAACCACCACCTGAACCGTCTACCTCTACTGAACCATCATGATGAAACTCACCATCATGTATTGCACTAATAAGGATAGAACCTTCAGGCTCTACGCCTACGGATAGACATTTAGTGAGCTTCAAAGAGACTCACCTCTATCGGTGTTCATTCTATCAAGTACTATCTTGTAAGTACTTATCATCTCATTCAACCTGCTCTCAGCCCTTAGACACCATTTTTCCAACTCTTTTTCAGAGTATGGTTGCCTGTAAACCTTGTTCATCACATTACGTGATAACAGTCGTGAGTTGCTGAATACACTCTGGTCAGTAGATGTAGTATTAATCAGGTAGAGATGTTCATCTTCCTGAATTGGTACTACATAACTGTACTCACCCTCATATTCAGTACGTAGGCATGCTATCATGTCTACATATTCTTTGTTAGCTTCTGCTAACATCATTATTCCCTCGTCAGTAGGGACTAATTTGATGCCCAATTCAACAACCATTAGGGTGTCTCCTTGTTCACCAATAAGGCACTACCTGCCCTATCAAAGGCTAAAAATCGCATTTCGGGTGTCAATTTTCTATACAGTTTAGCAACTCCACTAATAACTTCACGACTTGCACTCGTATCGTCATTGGTTCGTACGCTAAAGGCACGTAATTCAATCAACTTACAGTTCATCTCCCTTGCGTATGCGTTAGCACCGTCTAGGAATTCCTGCATTAATGGATTCTCAGCTGAGGCATTAAAATTCTCAGCCTGTTTGGAGTCAATACTCATCAAATGCTTTACAGCCTTGAGAGCCTGACTAGACTCAATACTACCTTCTCTTACACCATTCATAATCATCTCGATTACCTCAGATGTTTTGAAGCTTCGGATTTCAGTCTTTTCCATCATAGTTTCTTCTTGCTAGGGTAAATTAATACTACCTAGTATCAAAAAGTAGGACTAGTAGTCCATTGGTTTGCCACATTTAAGGCAGTAGTTGTCCTCATCACGTTCGTGTAAAGGACATTTTATATTGTCTAGACCTCTGAGAAACCCAAAGGTATAGACTTCTTCATCATATTCCATGATCATAATAGGACTAGTATCAATAAACACACTACATACACAGTAACATAACTCTAAACAAGAGCATATACTGTCATATATAGAGACGTTTTGATTTGACACTAGTCATGATAATATTCCCTTAAAACCATACGTACGTACGTAATCGTACTACCGTAGGTTTTCTAGTTACAAGTGTCCCCGTAAGGGGTGTTCTTTATACTACCGTTTGTGCCTGAGATTTGGTCTTTGTAATTGCCTAGTACGGCTAACCTATTCATCAGGTCATCTGTTTGGTTACGTACATACGTACGTATAATGTCTTTCAAGTGGTTTCAGTTATTAAGGATGTTTCACCACCACTAACTTTTCAAGTAATTTCTTACCAGCCGACTACGCCTAGAGCCACTCTCGGTATGAGTTTATGCCTACTAGTACGTACGTACTGTCTATAAGAAATGGTGATAATTCACCAAATTCATAGGTAGTCTTACGACTACGTTTACCTCAGATGTTTCGCCAATCATACTATACGTACGTATTGGTTTATCACCTGATTTGTCTTACAGTTATAACTTTCCCCTTTCGAGTGCGTGCTCTGTTGGACACGTTCGACCATCATAAAGTGATGTTTAGGCTCATAGTAACCCTTTAAGATTGAGATATCTCTAAGGTTCTATTAGACACGACTACCCTCGACACATTGGCGTATGCTGAACGAGTTCTCATACTCATTCCGTGCCTAGTGCCTATTAATAGCCCTATCACCAAATGGTTCATAGGTTGAGTCCTAAGACTAACAACTTGAACTTGTGGTCTAAGAAAGCGACCACGCCTGAGAGATCATCTCAGACAACCCTTAATGCGTATCGGTACATATAACATTTCCACAGTGTTTAGGAACGAATAACCCGTGGGTGGTCGACATATAAAAAATCCCATTTTTGAGAATTAGAGGATATATATATGTTATGAATCGGACAGGACTGGAAATAATTGATAATCAATATATTATATAAAGATACATTTATATTATCTGTTTCATTATAAATAATTATGTTAATAGAAACATTGGTTATATGCTCATTAATAATCAACGCACCATATTATGACTGTGATGAAACATGGCAAATATATATTTTTGATAAAGATTCATGGAAATATTGTACCGAATATAACAGTTATGCGTGTGCGAAATGGTTTCCAAAAAGAATCTATATAGGATTAGACCATTATGATTCATGGAAAGATAGTTGCGGTCATACATTATTATTTCATGAGTTAAATCATCTTAAATATCTAAGTGAAAATTATTGTCATTAAAGTCATAGGCTGGGGACTTTAAACCATAACCGTTTAACACTCCCTTGTAATGAATGTGTCCAAGTACCTCATATAGGTTTGTGCCTAGACTGAGAGAATGTTTCCTTATATACTCTTTCTTTAGGAGATAGGCTTCCTTTGATTTAGTATCTCCCTTGCCTATGAACGAGACCTGTCTACTTTTACTATCAAGAATTGCATTGTTTATAAGTGTCGGGGTGGTTAGGATATATTCGTCTCCACAATCAAATACCCAGTAGTCAGCCTTTGTGGTACTTAGTGCACTGGGCTTGCCTCCGAATGAGGTTTCTATTACCAAGTTTCCCGTGTCTTGTGATTTCCTATCTCTTTTAGCCTCTACACTCTTTCTTAACTCTGGGATGTATATGTCATAGTCTTTGAAATATCCTTCCTTTATATAGGCGTGGGGGAAGTTCTTGTTCAACTCGTCCAGCACCATGCCCTCAAAATTTTTGCCTACGGCAAGATCCTTATGAAACGTGTCATTGACACCCATGTTATGTAATCATATATCCCTTATATATATCTATCTCAAGAAATGACCTAAGATAAACCCCATGACTCCTATACCACCTAGGACTATAACAGTGATGGCTGTGGAGACTTTAACATTTTCTCTATCCCAGATTTTCTTTGCTCTCTTATCACACTCGTTACATCCTTCTGTTATTCTACCCGTCTTAAAGTCGGGGATAAAACAACAGAATGACCATGTATTACTACGACAATTTGGACACTCCATTGAATGTCTAATCTTGTTTATACCCGAAAATTCATCTAATGTATCTTCTCTGTCGTCCCAGTTCATTCTAGTCACCCTTTGGATAACAGTCTTCACATAGTATATTATACCCGTTGGATAACTTCACGTTACTTTTAAAGCAGTTATGACATAATCCTCTAGTATTATCTTCTTTAACTAAACCCAATAGTTTTCTTATTCCGAACATCTATTAATACATTCCTTTAGAACTTTGATTCTATAGTCTCTTTCTTTGGAGACTGTTTGATGTTCAATCATATGTAATACACTCTTAAAGTCTACTAAATGTTCTTTACGTTGTTTGTCATCACTGTACATGACTATTCCTTCAAATCTTCCATATATAAATCTTTCGATAACCCTGCTATTAGACACCAACAGTAACTATCGTTCTCTGTTATACACTTGCTGTGATTCTTGTGAGTATTATGTTTATTATTTAATTTCATTGTTAATTGTCAAGCCGAAAGATCCATCAGATGTCTCGATATTATTCATCTCCACACCGTCATCTATATCATTCTTTGGTATTGAAATATCGTCCTTGTCCGAAGCATCAATTACATCTTTGGTAGTAGACACCAATTCCTTATTTTTTTTATTTTGTTTATCCATCCCATCTAACATGATACTTGCCTGTACCCTTACTAGACACTTTCCTAGTTTATTGAATGAATGATCGCCTATTATTTCATTGCAGGCGATACATGTCATTCGTTTAATCTGTTTACTTCCAAATGTCACACTTCTATATATATGACACATTATATAAAAGTTACGCAGATAAAAACTGATATGCTTCTATAACTCTCTGCTTTCGTCCTTTCATCTTTGGAGGAAACATACAACATGGACATTTATTATCAATTAATAAATTTTTATTAATCCATGAATCACATCTGTTACAATGTGAATGTGTTTTATATGGATCACCAAATGGTCGTTTACTCTCAACTCTACTACACACACCTTTACATCCTTTCATAGTATGGAATGATATATAACATTATATAAATGTTTCTAACGCCACTCTTCTAATGAATCTGGAGATATCTCATCTATATTAACAATTTTATATTTAGATGTATTTTCAATCGAAGATGGTTTAGCAAAGTAATAAAGCCCCACTATCCCCACTGGTATGAGTATGATTGTCCCAAGACAAAACAACGATAAAAAGAATAATAGAATCTTTGACATACTTTATACATGTGAAAGAGTAATAAAAATCTTTCTAGAAGATTTCTAATTAAAAATTATTGTATGACATATGTATGACATACATATGTATGACATACTACATACACACGATATTATACATATAATTAAAATTAAATGTTTAGATCCATGGTAGACGATTTCGCCTATAATAACACTAGGACATTAAGATCCAAACAGGTTGGATGATGAATCTTACGTGTTCATCAAGTCACGACCTGCGACAACGAGGTGCTTTAGTGCCAAATATGTTCTAATTGACCTGTATATATTACGTGAATATATTATATAAGTTTTTTGATATTAAAATTCTACCCCAAAAGTTGTATAATACGATCAAATATTTTTACTTTCTTTTTGTTGCAGGTGACGGCTTTATCCACGTTGCAACGGTTAATATAGGGGTAGATTTGGTCTAAGAGGGCTACCGTTCGTTTCGGACTGTTTCGGGTAATCCCTGAAGACTGATTATCAGTAATGTCCACGTAATATAAACTTAACTAAAAGCTCGGTTTTTAGGGGTCTATAGAATATATACCATAGTGTTGGAGTATGGCATGCTATCAAAAAGCTCGGAAATCCGAGTCTATATCTTATATATGTCTTCAAAACCCCGTTTTTGCTACGCAAAAATATATGTTATATTAATTATCATGTACGTGATGTTCTTTATCATAATTTATTTTGTCCTCGCACAAGAACGATAACTTCCAGAACGTCTTCTTGTCGTCCATACCCAATGCCTCTGGGTTTTTCCCAAAGCATAATTCGAACCAGCGTATCACTGTTTTATAATCGTGTAATTCAAAGTCCACCATATCACTGTTAAATACTATGTCCTTTAAATACTTTAACATAACAACAAACTTTATATTAGTATTATATATTGTATAATACATGAGCAAGGACAAGATTGAGGCTATAAGGGAGAATACCCCAACAATGATTAAAAAGGAAGTAGCCAAACCCTGTTCTTGTATCCAAGATACAGGACGAGATATTAGATGTCCTGATCATGGTGATCCTGACAAAATCTGACACCATGTCAAAATATGTTATTTATACAATAAGTTTATAAACTATTATATATTCATTATACTATGGGTTTACGTGCTAGAATCAGTAGTATTAGAAACACCCTTAGCCCCGTAAACAAAGGTTATACAGAATCAACTACTAGACCTTCTGTAGCACAACCTTATATGGCAACTGATACAGGTGCTAAACTTCCTATATTCCCATTCCCTCTCATAATGATTTATGAGTTGGCAGATAACATTGATGCTTTACGTATTCCTATTGAGACTCTAAACAGAGAAATGTTCAAGAATGGTTGGCAGATCACCGAACGTTTCAAGTACAAATGTAATCAATGTAGTAAAGAATTTCAATATGCTCCTAATGTAGCAGTTGAAGGTGAAGAACCAAAGAAGGTACAACAAATACAATGTGACTCATGTCAAAGTTATGATTTACGAACCCCTGTACCAGAGCACCGTAAGATTATTGAAGATTTGATAAATAAACCTGTTAATGGAAACGCCCAAAATCTGGAAGACGTATCTAGACAATTAGAAAGAGATTTAGAAATAGCAGATAATGCTTACTTGCTTTTATTAAAGAATTACTTTATTGATGATATTACTGGAGAAATTGATGAATCTAAAACAGAGATAAAAGAACTATTAAGAATTGATCCACCACAAGTCGCAATGATTGCCGACTCTGATGGTAGAATCGGTTATGATGATAAGAGACAAAAGATATTTGTATGTCCTAGATTCGAACATAGAGATGCTAGATTATATAATGATAGATGTGATCAATGTAACGCTAAAGCCCTAAAGGCAATATTAGAAGTTAACTCTGTTTACTCTATAGGTGTACCACATCCTAAGAGAGTAATTTATGCAGAGGGTGAAGTTATATGGAAAGCAGGTAAATACAAACCATCTTTAATCTATGGATTCTCTCCTATCTATGCCGTATGGAGTAAGGCTATGGCTCTATCTCATATGGATGAATATGTCAGAAAATACTTTGATAAGATGAGACCACCAAGAGGACTCTTAGTTGTAGCATCAAGAAACTATGAAACCTTTAGAAAGTCATGGGATGCACTTGAACAAAAAGCAACAGAAGACCCATACATGATTCACCCACTTATGGTAGAGTCAGACAAGGGTGGACAGAATATGGCACAATGGTTAGACTTTACTGGTACATTACAAGAGTTACAGTTCATTGAAGTAAGAAAAGAGTTAAGACAAATTATTGGTGCAGTGTATGGTGTGTTACCTTTGTACTATGGTGAGATGGTAGGTGGATGGTCACAAGAGGGATTACAAGTTACAATTACAAATCGTGCTGTCAAATGGGGTCAAGACATTCTATACAAATCATTCTTTAAGAAATTTGTAGAGTTGATGGGTGTAGATGACTGGGATCTCAGATTAGAAGCAGGAGAAGAGAATGATAAACTATCTGAACTACAAAGAGATGGAGTAGAAATACAAAACATGGCTTTACTTCAACAGATGGGATTCAAAGTTACAAGAACCCATACTGGTGAATACAATGTTTCCCAAATACCTGAACCAATAGATGAACTACAGATGGGTAGAGGTAGAGGAACAGCAGCCCCTGAAGAGAACAGACAAAACTTTGCAGGTCAACCACAACAGAATAGACCATCTGATGTAGGTGGTGTAACCCAAGGTTCACCTAGTTCTGGTGCAGGAACTTCTCTCTCTCAGAAGAACTTCCCAACAGGCATTACCCCAGATAACTTTGATGTTGTGAAAAAAACATTACAATCAGCAATGGATTACAACTGGAAGAAAACTAAAACAGTTGATGAACTTAGAAAGTTTACAGGAATTACAGTAAGAGAAGCACGTAACATTGTACAGAATGAATTTGACATGGTGAGAAAGTGGGAAGATGACGAAGAGACATCATAGATGCGATGAAACATGTGAGATTCATAAAGAACTTACAGATAAAGTCAAAAAGAAAACAAGAAAGGTTAAAACTCCCAAATATACAATATTTGATGACACCTTGACAGATATGAAAAAAATAACTGACGAGGTACAAAATGATGATGTGTTTGTATGTCTACAAGATTGTCTAAAAAAATTGATTGGAATAAAGAAAGATCATGGCTACTAAGTTAAACTTAGATTCTGGTGGTACAGACATTGGTAACAAGATAGTTGACATACATCAAAAGAATGAATATACTAAAGTAAACAATTATAAGGAAGGTCTATGTTTCGGTTGTTTTGGTTCTAATGTAGTAGGGGCACTTGTATCTGACATATGTGGAGACTGTGCTGGAAAGAAGGGTAGAGAACCGTTATTAGTATCAATAAAACCAATCTATTACGGAATGTGTCACTTTTGTGGTGTATATAAATTCAACATGGAACAGATTAATTGTAGGTTATGTCAGAAATGTCATAGAAAAACAGCTAATCATATGAAAGAGTATAATAAAGTAGGTGGTATGCATGGTGCAGATCCATTCTGGAAATCAATGAGAAGAAAACATGGAAAGGATTGGAAACAAATAATGTCTAGTGGTACAAAGTCTTGGAGACGTTAATCATTCTTTAATATAAGAATAATCCTATCTAATTCAAAGTCATAATATCTATGATCATAATCAATTATTTTATTCTCATTTCTATACACTGCATCAAAATACCTATCAACCTTCCATTTCAATGATGGTTTTCTAAGGAATCTAGAATTAAACTCTAACTGCATCTTTTTCCTATTAAATTTGATTTTTTCATATTTTATTAATTCAGTACCTTCATTCTCATGTTCACCTAACGTACCATTCCTAAAATGTACTAGGGATTTTTGTAATAATGGTCTCTCCTTTTGATCATTGGTGTTAGTTACAATATATAATTTATTCTTATCCTGTATATACATATCAATTATCTTTATTCTTCTCATTTTATCTTCTGTATGCCCTTTATAGAAATGATCAAATCTCATCATATTATCGAATATATATATTGCAGATGCCATATACACTAAATACATATAGAAGGTTAATAAATAAAGTGTATGGTTGATTTAGATGAAGATGAATCATGTGAATGTGGTGGAAGGGTTTATAGTTATGTTGGATTCAAAATGTCTTTAGATTTATGTTACAAATGTGGTAAATTTCATTGTAAGACAGATATAAAAGGTGATGATTTTATTAGTTTCATAGAGGAAAATTCAGATTTAATACCTCATTTAATAAAAATGAAATACCTTATACCTGTGTAATCTTTATAACTATGTTTAAATAATATGTTTTATGGAACAATTGTTTAATTCATTTGTTGAACCACTGTTATTAACAATGATGATAGCAACAGGTGGGGGAGTTGTAGCTTTCTTCAAAAAAATGAGTAAAACACAGAAAGATTTATGTGAAACTGTATCAAGATTAGAAAAAACACTTATTATTTTAGCTAAAGCAGTTGATAGACAGACCAATCGTGCTCACCCAGATAGTGACTCTGATTTAGATGATTTAGTCAAAGAATTACTAGATAAGTAAACTTAAATACTACACTGTAAGAATTTGTCTATGGTAGACCCATTACTTGCAGTAGTTCTCGCAACAGTCGCAGGTTCAGTACTGAATACCATTAGAGGATTTCTAGGTTCTCCTGAACCAGTATATGATATTAAGAAATTCTTTGGTGCAGTAATTGTATCTGGATTCGCAGGACTCGCTGTAGCACAAACAATATCAACATCTGGAATAGACGTTTTAGGATTAGTCCTGATTGGTCTTATGGCAGGTTTCACAGTAGATTTCGCTGTATCCAGAGCAAAAAAAACTCAGTAACAGTTAGTTACTAAAAATCCTTTTTATTCTATTTTTTTATCTCTACAATAATCTTTATTAGTATTAATGTAATCTTTTATATATGGCAAACATACTTCGATTTAACCAACTTACCACATCTCTAAAGAGTATGGAGTCAATCAACTCTGACGAAAGATATTTTGAGGGACTACTCACTGTGCAGATGAAGGATAAGCAGGGAGAAGTCACGATTGTAGATGAACTTTACAAAGTGTTACCAATCTGGATGGATAGAGGTGCACCAATATCTGACACTCATAGTAATAGAATCATAGGAAAAGGTATCAATTATTCTAAAACAGTAGTTAAAAATGAACATGGTGAAGATTTACCAGCAATTAAAATTACAGGTAAGATTTACAAGAATTATGAACTAGATAATGTTATCTGGGATAAAATCAAAAGTAAAGAGTATAAGGGATTATCATTTGGTGGAGCAACTCGTTCTAACAGAACCCCAATGAAAATGAAAGATGGATCAATGGCATATGCATTATCCAATTTAGAACATTATGAGGTTGCAGTATGTAAAGATCCAGCAGTACCAATGGCAATCATCACTGATTATAATCCTATAGCAAAAGCAAATTATTCATCAAGTAGAAGAGATGATGATAAAATGGTTATTCAGTGTACAAATATGGGAT